TGTTTAAAACTTTGATGTTTTGCGCGGGTTCTCCTGATGAGATTTGTTTTTTTGATTCAAAATAATCAAAGATAAATGTAGAATTGTCCAAGAGATATTGTTTTTTCTCCTTTTCTAAATGTCGAATTTCTTGTTTTTTTTCTCGAATTTCGTCTTTATAATCTAGTATTTGGTCGATTTGACTTTTATTCATTGATTTTATATTGGACCGTAATTCTTCTATTTCTGATTTTAAACGCGGTATATGTTCGCTTATATTGCTATTAAATTTATCTAACATCTCTTGATGTTTCTCATCTAATGAAGTCATTTGCTTCATTTGAGCATTTTTAGCGGATTTGCTCATTTTATATTGAATATAAAATGAAGACGATGTTATTTTTATGTATTTTGATGTTTAGAATAGTTTTCTCTTCTTGATTGTTTTATTTTTCTTGGACTTTTTATTATTGTTTTTGTTTTTTCTCGACTTTTTATTATTGTTTTTGTTTTTTCTCGACTTTTTATTTTTATTTATTCGACGACTTACACCACCGATTTTATAAGAGGTGGTTTCCAAAAGGGGGTTTAATTCAATATCTGGGTTAATACCGATGCGTCCATCGATGTTAGTGAATATAAGTTGACCATCAAAATAATTCGGTCTCAAAATATACATAATAAACAATATGTAATAGTAATAATTATCATCGACTGGTGTTTGGGCTATATAACCTAATTCATAAGCATTTTCATATATATATTGGACATATAAACATAATTCGTGCACATCATCGCGAGTGCTTTCGAAACGATAATTTTCATTAGCTGTTACATTCCCGACACATAATCTGCCTAATGCTGATGTAATTATTTGTTTCATAAAATAGTGATATACTGTGATTGCTGATTCTCCCATAGTAGTTATTTCTACGTTGACTTCATCTATAAAATAATCCATATTTGTGTTTATCATTTGTATATAACCATCAGGTGTCGTACTAGTATATAAATTACTCTTTCTCCAATCTAATTGTTTTTTTTTATATTTATCTCGAAATACTGTCTGTTGTTGTTGTTGTTGTTGGTCAGGTGTTACGGCAAACACTGATGCTGGTGGTTTAAATTTCGGACCTGTATCCCTTCTCCTAATCACACCCGTCTTCGCTTTCACAGCCACGACCCCGCCCTTAATTTTTCCTCGTTTTTGGCTTGGTCCATCAACAATGGCTTTACCACCACCATCCATCTGAAGTAGAGGATTAATTGTATAATCAGCAGCATCCTGAATACATTTAATTGCTTCAGCAGCAGCATCCGCAATTTCAAACCATTTCACTATAATATCTTTCGATGACTTAAACGCATTTTTCATTGGAACAATGTTTAAAATTTTCGGATAAGTTAGTTGAAATTGTTTATTTAAATTAAAAATTTGTTTATTTAAGTTATCTATTACTTTTGATATACTAAACATATTATTACCTAACGTTTTATAATCGTCATCATAATTTCCAAAGTCTGGATCTGTAACCAACGTATCAGCATCTGTAACTACATTCGTTGCCTCAAAAAATATACCATCCCAATGTTTTTTTTCGTCTGTAGTGGTTACTCCTGTCCAATTCTCTATTTTTTTTTTCGATTTACATAATGAATCTATTACACCGAACATGTGAATAACTTTTGAACACCCACCATAATAGCGGTGAGAGAGTACTTCGGATGTATAGGTAATACCACCAACAGCAGGAGGAGCGTCTGTAAAAGTTGCAGGGTTCCTAGCTCTAGCGTCTACAGCTGTCTTTATATGAAAAAAGGTTTTTTTTATATCAATAAAACGTAACAATATGGTTTTCCATTGTAGTATCTTTGTGTTAAACGCATCTATAATTAGACTAATAATTCTAACAGATAAATCTGTGGTAGAGAAATTTGCGGGTGCCGTTATTCCGAGAGCTGCGAATAAACCTAGAATTTTTGTTAATAATTCGGTGTCTATTCCTGCTTCATATGCGTCGTGGGCTGCTTGATATGCCTCTCTAGCCCACTCATCTAATGGTTTTAAGTATACTTTCATTGTAATGATTTTATCACTTTTAGATATAAATATAGAATTAGTCATTTTGGTATGTACGTTATACAACCAAGCAAATTTATCACCACCAATTGCGTATGCCCCATGAGGGGATAATTTATAGCTGGGCACTTGCCCCTGGTTCGCTAGTGCCGCCGCTATCGCTTGTGCAATAATCGCATCTAATAAATACGTCAAGTCACCCAATCGTTTACTACCCGTTCCAAGTGACTCATAATTTTGGAAATGTTCTGGTATAAATAAACCATTAATTGCTTGAGCCATATTATCGATAATTTGTCCAAAATATTTATCTTTTATATCTTTGGCTCTTGTGTTTTGTTTCATGTTTCCTGTTTGCAAAAAATCTTTAATTTTCGCACCGACCGATTTAAGTTTTGCCCCTTTCATACCAAATAACCAAATTGAAACCTCTGCTATTGCGGGTGCTTTGGGTAAGTTTTTCAATGGAATCCAACCCCCACTTGTCTTTCCCTGGCCCTGACCATTACGTGTAAAGAAACTTATCTGACCACCGTTGTATGCGGTTTGCCCTTGAGGAATAAAAATTTCAATGAATAGTTTTATCTGGTCACCTACTTCGTTTCCGGTTTTAAGAATACAATAAAATATTTCTAATTTCACCTTCGCTTCAACTTGAAGCTCCGTTTTTGTCATGGTTGCTGGGTCAAATCTTTCTGATAAAAAGCATTTGGGTTGGTAAAAAGGATACCCTGGTTGTGATTTTTCACCAAATAATGGACCGAATGATTCGATTGGTAATTGAGATGCATCTGGTGATAAAAAAGCTCCGTCATCTGTTATACCTAACACCTCTCGAACATACTGTAATAAATTGTTCTCGGGTCTAAAATCAGCTTTCGTCCCGGTTATGTAGACAATACAATCGCGTCCAGGTGGAAGTGCATCCGTATACGCTTTTAGGGTAGCTTGGGAGGCACCAGTTAAGTTAAATGTGGGCATTATTTTGGGTGATTTGAAAGTATATATTTCTTGTCCAAGAGATATAGCCATTTCGTTAGTAGGGGATGGGTTTCCGTCATAAGACTCAAAATCAACAACTCGCTGTAATGTTCCTGCGGATTCGGTATGTAGTACATTAGACATAGCTTGTACTAGGGATGTGGATGGACCGAAATATTTATTTAATGGGGTGATTAATGGGGGTAAAGTATTAAAGTAATATTTTTCAATAAAAGAGTTAAATACTTTATATACAGATTCAAAATCGTGTTTATTATCAAGTCCGGCCATAGCCTCGTGTAAATAATTTCGTAGCCATCCTAACACCTTTATCGCATCATCATCTTGTATCTTTACACTAGAACCAAGATTAGTAATTACATATCCCATTCCTTCTGCTATACCGTTTGCATCATGATTATGGACATTCACCATATTAATATATATATTATATGTAAAATAATACACACATATGCGAATTATATTAATCTGCCTAAAAACAATAAAGAAGAACCACAAAAAATAAGTATTTAAATAAACTATACAATGGATGAAAATTTGATACAAGTAAATTTTCAACCCGAGAATATTGATAAAAAACAGATGAAAATAATGATATTTTTAATGAATGCCTTAGAAAAGGGGTGGTCTGTTAAAAAACAAAATGAGAAATATATATTCTCAAAAAAACATGAAGGAAAAAAGAAATATTTGGATGAAAATTATTTAGATGAGTTTCTTCGATCCAATTTCGATATGCCTACGATAAACACATAATGTAAACCACTCACAAAATAATAATCAAAACACCCAACTCTTATATGGTTACAAAACAAATAAAATGATAAAAAACGAAAAAAATAAAACGAAAAATAAAAACAAATAAACAATCCCATTGTTTAGGCATATACCGATTGTATTCCAATTAAATACAAATTATATTTAGCAATTAATAATTAATTCATTTTATTTAGTTATTAATTAATTTGCCCAGTTAATTACTTAAATACGTAACAAGAGTAATAATATTTGTAAAAACATGCTTTCATAAAAAAAAGTATATATTTAATTAATTCCCGAAATTATTTTCTACAGCAACATTATATAACAGAATGGCTGGAGCACTTATGCAACTCGTCGCCTATGGCGCCCAAGACGTTTTTCTTACCGGTACCCCCGAAATTACTTTCTGGAAGGTGTCTTACAGACGCCACACCAACTTCGCCATGGAGTCTATTGAACAGACTTTCTCTGGCCAGGCCGATTTCGGTCGCCGTGTGACCTGCACAATCAGCCGTAATGGTGATTTGTGCTACCGCACTTACCTTCAGGTTACTCTCCCTGAGATCAACCAGGACCTAGGTGGTGCAGACTCTGTCTATGCCCGTTGGTTAGATTTCCCCGGTGAGCAGCTTATCGCTCAAGTTGAGGTTGAGATTGGTGGTCAACGTATCGACCGTCAATACGGTGACTGGATGCACATCTGGAACCAACTTACTCTTTCATCCGAACAACAACGCGGATACTACAAGATGGTTGGAAACACCACACAACTCACCTTCATCACTGATCCTTCTTTCAACGATGTTGATGGACCTTGTGAATCCAACGCCCCTCGTCAAGTATGTGCTCCTCGCAATGCTCTTCCCGAGACCACTCTTTATGTACCTTTCCAATTCTGGTACTGCCGCAACCCCGGACTTGCTCTTCCCCTTATTGCTCTTCAATACCACGAAGTTAAGATCAATCTTGACATCCGCCCCATTGATGAGTGCTTATGGGCTGTAGGAACTCTTGCAGATTGCACTGGATCTGGTAAGGTCAC